TCAGTAGATACGATTAAAGATAGAACTGGACTTCATGTTAACGTTGACCCTAAATTGGTATTTCCTGACATATTATATGCTCAGGATGCCTACATTTTACCTGCACTTGGTACTGCACTTTATGAAAGGTTGCAAGATGGTATTGAATGCGGTGACTTGAATTGTGATGAAGAAACTTTGCTAAACACCTACATAACACCTTGCCTTGTTTACTATGTTATGTCTGAGCTGCCTATGGCATTGTCTTACCAATTCTACAATAAAGGAGTAGTAAGGAAGTCGGGAGATAACCAAACAGAACCGAGTGCATCAGATTTGGCAGATGTAGCAAATAGGTATTCTGCAAGAGCAGAGTTTTATAAACAAAGGTTAATTAAGTTCTTGAAGCAAGAAAGTCAAGCAAGTGCAAAATATCCTGAGTACATAAATCCAGGTACTGGAGTAGATACAATTGTTCCCGACAATGATGCCTACACAACCACCATTTGGTTAGGTGATTATGATTGTGAGAGATACAGAACTTTTGAAGAAAAATATCAAGGAAATACAAATCGTTGCTGTGGCGAATAAAACATATTCAAAAAAGAACCAAGAGAAGCTGAAAGTCTATCTTGAAAAAATAAAAAAGGATGACCCTAAACCAAACAATAAAGACAATAGAGGACTTGGGAAATGCACACCAACAAATCAAGACAACCTTTTACGGCAACGCTTTTGATTTTTTGAGTAGGGGTGCAGATAATACCTACCCTGCTTTATTTTTTGACCTAACTGGTGCATCTATAAATGGCAAGACATCAACCTTAAACTTTACCTTGTTTTTTTGCGATAGGGTACTTCCTGAACAATCAAATGAACAAGAGGTATTATCTGACCAATTATTAACGGCACAAGATATCATTGCACAATTAAACTACAATAATTTTGATTTTGTTTTGCAAGATTCGGTAACACTTGACTTTTTTACGGAGGATGAACCCGAATATCTTGCAGGAGTTAGTGCAACGATTTCTCTTGATTTACCATATTTACAGAATAGGTGTGAAGTTCCAACCGACTACACATATCCTCAATAAATCTATTTAAAAGAAAAGAAATGGCATCAGATTTTAGACCAGGGAAATTAGATATACAAATGTGGAGGAATGATACTTGGAAGCAAGTGTTTACTCTTTTGGCAGATACTACACCAATCAGCCTACTTGGTGCAACTGTTTATATTCAAGTCCGCAAAGGTTGTGGAGGTGTACTTGCTTTGACATTAACAAATGGAAGCGGTGTAACAATTGGAGGAGTGAGTAATAATCAAGTAACAGTTAGCAAGTTGGTTGATATTGCCAAAGGTAATTATGTGTGGGATATGCAAGTGACTTTCTCCGATACAACAGTTAAGACTTATTTGGAAGGTGATTTTATTGTTTATGATGATGTTACAAAACCATAATTAAGATGAGTATTGATGTAAATGTTCAGAATGATTTAGTCATTGTAACGGAATCAAGTGAGGATATAGTTGTAAATGTGAGTAATGCAGCAGGTCCTCAAGGTCCTGCGGGTGCTGCTGGTGTTGGTGTTCCCGTTGGTGGAACTACTGGGCAAGTATTAAAAAAGTTTACCAATACTAATTACGATACATATTGGGCAGCAGATGCATCGGGTTTGACTTCAGTTGGTTTATCAATGCCAAGCGGATTTAGTGTATCAAATAGTCCTTTAACTTCAAATGGTACTATATCCGTTACAGGTGCAGGAACTACATCACAATATTTAAGAGGTGATGGTTCACTTGCTACTTTTCCAAGCATCCCAGGTGGTACAGTTACATCAGTTAATTTAACGGCAGGAACGGGGGTATCAGTTAGTGGTGGACCAATTACAACAAGTGGAAGCATATTGGTAACCAATACTGCACCTGACCAAGTTGTATCATTGACTGGTGGTGGAACTACAACAATAACTGGTACTTATCCAAATTTCACAATATCAAGTGCTGATTCAAAATTAGGTACAGTTACATCTGTTGATATGACTGTTCCAACGGGATTAACCATTTCTGGTAATCCAATTACAAGTGCAGGAACATTGGCAGTTGGATTAGCAAGTGGATATTCAATACCTACAACTGCATCACAAGCGAATTGGAATACTGCTTATAATGATAGCATAGTTAGTGCAGCAGTAACGGGAACAACTACAAAGACTCTTACACTTAATCAACAAGATGGTGGAACTGTTACGGCAAGTTGGAGTGATTTAAATACAGATGCAGTTACAAGTGTTTTTGGAAGAACGGGTGCTGTTGTTGCAACGGAAGGAGATTACACTTTAACACAACTTGGAGATGTTACTTTGACAAGTCCTACCAATGGACAAGTATTGAAGTACAATGGCACTACATGGGTAAATAACACTGATACGGACACTGGACTTACTTCAGTCGGTATTTCTATGCCTTCGGCATTTTCGGTAAGCAATTCGCCTTTAACAAGCAATGGAACGATTGCAGTAACGGGTGCAGGTAGTGCATCTCAATATGTTAGAGGTGATGGAACTTTGGCAGCTTTTCCAAGTGTTGGTGGAGGTGGCGGTGGAACTGTTTATTATCTTAATGGAAATATTTCACAGGGAAGCATTGGCGGTACAACAATGTACCAATTATCAGTAAATGCTCAAAGTGGTATATCTGCTAATTTTACAAGGTCTACAACTGGAGTAATTGCATCATTTATAACAGATGTAAATCAACCGAATCAATTAACTGTTCCATCAGGTATTTGGGTTTTTGAAACATATTTATCTGAGGCAGGTGGTGGTGCTGCTCATGCAACAGTTCAAGCAATTGTTGAAAAATGGAATGGCACATCAATAACTGTTATTGCTACTGGTACGGCAGAGGAAATAACAAATGGTAATGTAAAAGATCTTTATCAATTGGGAGTATCAATTCCAACTGGTGTAACATTATTGGCAACCGATAGAATAGTAATACAAATACAAATAGCTAATACTGCCGGTAAAACAGTTACTTTATACACTGAAAATGGAAACATTTCAAGCGTTAGCACAACTTTTGCAAGTGGTTTGGCATCACTAAATGGATTAACAACTACTTCTCAATATTTTGCAACGGGAACAAGTGGAACTGATTTTGGTATAAGTTCTTCAAGTAATACTCACACATTCAATTTACCAACTGCATCTGCATCAAATCGTGGTTTATTGAGTTCTGCGGATTGGACTACATTCAACAATAAGCAGAACGCTTTAACCAACCCAGTAACAGGAACGGGTACAACAAATTACCTACCGAAATGGACAAGTGGTAGTGCGTTGGGGAATAGTATAATAACTGATAGCGGAAGTATTGTAACTGTTGGTGGTGTATTAACAGTAAGTACTGCAAATATAAACTTATCAAATAATTATAATTTAACTGGTAGAAATGCTGCAAATACTTTAAGCTTACCATTAATTGGAAGAAATGGAAGCGATAGAATAGATATAGATGTTGATGGTTATGGCACAACTATTGGTGGTGGTGGTACGATAGTATTAAATCCAACTGGAGGTAATGTTGGTATTGGAACTGCAAGTCCTGCGTATAAATTAGATGTAAATAGGTCATCTTTAGGAGCAATTGCACAATTTATAACTATTGATGGAACGTATAATCCAAGATTGTTAATAAACGGAACGGCAGAAGGAATACAGTTGTTTGCTACATATTCAAGCGGTGGTGCAGAAGCATTAATGTTTGGAACTGCGAACTCTGAAAAAATGCGACTTACTTCAAATTTAATTATAGGAAGTACAGTTGATTCGGGGGAGAAGTTGCAGGTTTCGGGAAATGTAAAGGTGAGTAATTCAGGAACTTCTACTATTAGAGTTAAAGGCAATAGTATAACGGGGACTGATTTTCAAAATGATTCTGCTGGAGGTTATATTTGGAATAGAGATGCAACACCTTTATATTTTGCAACTAATGGAATACAAAGACTATCATTAGATGGAAGCACTGGTGCTGCCACCTTTTCAAGTAGTGTGACGGCTTCATCATTCATCAAGTCAGGTGGTACATCATCTCAATATTTAATGGCAGATGGTTCGGTGACAACGGGTAGTGCATTAATAATTACAAATAGGCGGACCGCATCATACACACTTGCCTTGACTGATGCTGATAAATTGGTTGAAATGAATGTTGCAACTGCAAATAATTTGACTGTTCCGCTTAACTCATCAGTTGCATTCCCAATAGGTACAAAGATTGATTTGGCACAATATGGTGCAGGGCAGACCACAGTTGTTGCAACAAGTGGAGTGACTGTAAGAAGTGCAGGAGGTGCGTTAAAATTAACCTCACAATATAGTGGTGCAACTTTAGTGAAGATAGCGACTGATGAGTGGTATTTGTTTGGTAATATAACAGTGTAATCAATGAGTTTAAACTTAGGAATATTAGCATCTTCAAAATCTGCTGCACCTTCATCAGCACTACTACTTGATACATATACTGGTGCATTTGCTGCATATTCACTTCGCAAGTTGCGTACTGCTTATACTGGTTCTGCAATTAGAGTAAGAAGGTCAAGTGATAATACAGAAACTGATATTGGATTTAATGGTAGTGGTGGATTAGATACAACTGCATTAACAACATTTGTTGGTGTAGGAAATGGTTTTGTGAGAACATGGTATGACCAAAGTGGAAATGGAAGAAACCAAATACAAACAGTAAATGCAAATCAACCATCTATTGTAACAAGTGGTGCAGTTCTTTTAGTTAACGGGAAACCTTCAATTTCGCAAGATGGAGTATCTGGTCGGTGTTTAACTTTAAATGTTGCTATAAATGTTTCAACATTATCAATTTTCCAAGTATTTAAAATAAACGATACAACATTTCAAACAAATTTTGGTGGTGGAAGTAGTTATGTTTTATTCGGATATACTGCAAGTTTTCCAGCAGATAGCTTAACAGTAAGTAGTAGATTTAAAAATGGAGTTTCTTTAGTAACAAATGATGCACCACAAGTAACAACTAATTACGGGAACAATACACAAATTTTGTCATCAGGATTTTATACTGGTACTGGTTCATGGGTTAGTTTTGGTTGGGGAAATAGCACCTCTTGGCCGACAACTGGAAGCATACAAGAACATATATGGTACACATCAACTCAGTCATCAAATAGAACAGGGATAGAATCAAATATCAATTCATATTATATAATATATTAATTATGGCAAATATTACACCAGTACCAGTTTGGTATCAAGGAGAGCAACACAATGCGAATGTATTTACTCTTTATTCTAAGGGAGATAATTTAATTGATTCAGCAATATTTCAATATCAATTAATAGAGGAAATCATTGTTGATGAACAAACAAATTCACAAACTTTATTGATTGGTGAACTATCTATCAATGGGGGGGATTATGCTTTGTGGGATGCGGAGGTAGATGCAAACGCATGGATTTACAATTGGGCAGCAAGTAAACTTAACCTAACAATTATATAAAAATGGCAAAACAAATCTCACCCGTTACATTATGGGTAAATGGCGAAAGCAAGGAAGCAAAGTATCTTCAAGTAACTTGCATCAATGACAACTATGAAAATTCAGCAACTAACTATTGGCAGATGTTCAATATGAATGTTGATGCTGAAGGAGTTGAATCTATGGGCGAACAGGTAGCTTGTGGGAATACAACAATAAATGGTGCTGATTATATAGCATGGGGAGATCAGCCTGCAATGGCAATAAATGCTTGGATTTACAACTGGGTTGCGGATAAATTAAATTTAGTAATTTTACCTTAAATTTTATACTATGGACTTAATTTCTTTGAAGGCACAAGCCTATGACATTTTGAGTAATTTGGAATATTTTCAAAAGCAACTCCAAGAGGTAAACCAAAAGATAGCAGAAGAACTTCAAAAAGAGAAAGAAGAAAATGGATAGCAAAAGTATTGGAATGTGCATAGCAACTATACTGATTAAGGTTTGGGCAGATATTGCTCTTTCCGAGGTCGGTGTAGTTGTTGCTATTTTAGCAGGAATCTCTACGATAATATATAACGTTTACCGATTGGTAAAGGAGATCAAATCATGAGGCAATTCTTCACCGAAGAAAGCAATAGATTAAGTATGAAGCGACTTTGTGCCTTTGTTGGCACTTTGTCATTATGTGCCACAATGATTGCAAAGCCTAATGATGCATCAATCTTTGCAGTTACGTTCATAGTTGGTTCTGCTCTTGGTTTTAGTTCTGCTGAAAAAATATTTAGGAAATGAGGTACATATTCATAATACTATTATTTGTTAGTTGCAATCCAGTTAAGCAAGTCCTCCGCAATCAAGAGATGTTGGAAGAAGTTGCAAAGGTTGTAGTCAAGGGAGGATGGTGTGCGAATGATACTACCTTTATTGTTAAATCAGATACCATCATTGATGTAGACACATTGGTACGAATAGATACGCAAACAGATACGCAAATAATAAACGATTCTGTTTATATCACTAAATGGAAAACAAGGGATATAGTAAAGTCTTTAACCATTCACGATACGTTGAGGTCATACATTGTTGACAATGCTCGTGTGAGGTTATTACAAGCCGATTCAACGCATTTAACTAATGAGATGAATAAGTGGAAGGGTAAAGCAAAGAAAAGGCAAATGTGGGTGTTTATATTGATAGGATTGATTGCTTTACTAATATATTTAAAAGATAGAGTATGGTAGACCAAAAGACTTTAGATAGAATTAAGTTGATGCATCCTAAGTTGAGAGAGGAGGTGCGTGATATATATGGGGAGATATGCATGGCATTAAATGGGAAAGCATTTTGTAGGTTCACCTCTACACTTAGAACATTTGCAGAACAAGATGAACTTTATGCAAAAGGCAGAACTGCCCCAGGTTCAAAAGTAACTAATAGTCCATCAGGTTTATCCATGCATAACTATGGTCTTGCATTAGACATTGTTTTGGTTAAAGATGGTTCTGCTTTATGGGATGTAAAGAAAGACTTTGATGGTGATGGAAAGGCAGACTGGATGGAGGTTGTTACTATATTCAAGCAATATGGTTGGGAATGGGGAGGTGACTGGAAGTTCTATGATGCACCACATTTTCAAAAGTCATTTGGTAAATCAGTACGGGAATTGTTAGCATTGAAGAATGCAGGGAAGGTTGATGCTCAAGGATATGTTATTTTATGACTAAGGCAGATGTTGCTCGGGAATATAGAAAGAAATATGGGTGGGAGATGCCTACACTTAAACTTGCAAGGATTATCTACAATGAAAACAAGTTACTATTCAAAGATGTAGAACACGCAAGGGTATCAGTTAGGGCAATTGAGAATAAACTTGGAAAGAAAAACGCATACATAATAACAAAAGAAATGCCAACAAGACCAAAGAATCCATATAACTTGCCTGAATCAGATGAGGCAATTTACCAACCTTATGACCTAAAAGCGAAGCGGTTGTTAGTTCTTTCCGACATTCACATACCATACCATAACATTGAGGCTTTAACTTGTGCTTTTGATTTTGCGAAAGGAGAAAAACCTGACGCCATTCTTTTGAATGGTGATACACTTGATTTCTTTGGATTAAGCAGATTCTCCAAAGACCCTAAAGCAAGGTCATTTGCACATGAACTAAAGACATTTAAGGAGTTTATGGATATCCTTAAAAAGACTTTCAATGCCAAGATTTACTTTAAAATCGGTAACCATGAGGAAAGATATTTTCATTTCCTATGGATGAAAGCACACGAGATTGTCGGAGTTGAGGAGTTTGAGTTGGAAAATATTATAAAGTCAAGAGCAGAAGGGATTGAGATAATTAAAGACAAAAGGATTATCAAGGCAGGTGACTTAAACATTATTCATGGACATGAATTTGGTGGTTCAGTATTTAGTCCAGTAAACATTGCCAGGGGGTTATTCTTAAAGGGAAAAGTAAGTGCAATGCAGGGACATAATCATCAAACTTCAGAACACACTGAAAGCAATATGAATGGGGAAATTACTACAACTTGGTCACTTGGTTGCTTATCAGAATTACACCCTGCATACCTTCCCATCAATAAATGGAATCATGGTTTTGCATTAGTAGACATAGATGGACAAGATTTTGAGGTAAGAAATAAAAGAATATTTAAAGGAAAAATCCTATAACTATGGAGGAGGACCTCATATTAGGCGAAGGAGAGGAGGTTGAATATATTGAGGAAGAAGTTGGGTATAGGTTTACTGAGTACATATCTGCCTCCGTTGAAGTCCTAACAATGCTTGAAACTGCTAACCCAATGACCAAAGAGGAGGTTGAAAAGGTGCAAGAACTAAAAAAACTTTGTTTTGAAATGCTTGAATTTTCGGTAAAATCCATGCACCAAACGCTATTTAATAGTGACATAGACTGATGATTTAATAGTTTTAATTGTGATTTGACCCCTGGTATATCTATATCGGGGGTTCTTTTTTGGGGTAACTGCAAAAAAATATTTTAAAAAAGATTAAAAAAGTATTGTTTATATGAAAATAATGTTTATTTTTACTAAACAATCACAATCTAAAACACAAAAAATGAAAAAATCAACACTTCAAACCATCGCAATCATTATCCTTTGTCTTATCCTTTGCACTGCTGATAACTGGTTTTAATCACAATTAAAAATAAACACAATGAACCAACTACCAAAATGGGGTGACTTAAACACCTACGAAAGACACAAACTTTTAGGAGAACTTATTGACAGTATGATTTATTCAGGTGAGGCATTGCATCACCTAAAAGTAACAGTTGAAAAGTTCCGTGCAATGGGATGGGTAAGGTCGGTAATTATGCCTGACATAGAAACAGAATCGTAAACAATAAAAATCAAATAATGACAAAAGAAGAACTCAGAAAGATTAGACGGTCTAAAGATGTAACCCAAGAAAAGTTAGCATCTATCTCAGGTATCTCACTTGCAACAATTAACAGAGCAGAAAAAACGGGTAAGGTTAGACTTCAAACGATGCAAAAATTATTTGAAATATTACATAAAGTTTCTTAATTTTAAATCAAATCAAATCACAATGAAAAAACAAGTCACAACAAATGTCCGCATACCTGCGGAATGGTTAAAGTCAAGCATCGCAGATATTATGATAATGGTTACGGCAACCATTAATCACACAGAGGATATGGTTGATGTTTGTGTACGGGAAATTTTATTTCCAGGGTATCACGGAATCAACATTGAATCTCAATACCATTCTAATTTTTATGAATTGGTAGAACAGAAGTGTATGGATGCATATACCTTCAAGATGGATTCCCATTATGATAATGAATATTATGCCGATTATGTATTATGATAGAATAGAGATGACCTTAGAGGTACGGGGTGAAGTTAGAGCAACTGCCTTCCCTTTGAGGAATCACGAAAGCATAGAACGGCAAAGGCATCAATGGTATTACTTTTACGGGTTAAAAACCATTAAAGGATGGGAAATATACATTACCCAAAAATCAATGATGCAGAACTCAATGCCATTCCGAATAGAAAAATCATTTCCTTATTTAATCAAATCACAAGAACATGAATCAACAGAATCAGAATCAACAGACATCAATTGCGAACCAACTGATACTTCAGGGGGACTTGAGCAAGTTGTCGGCAAACGACAAGGTTAGGTATTATAACGGATATTGCGAAAGGATGGGACTTGACCCATTTACAAAACCTTTTGATATCCTCCGATTGAACGGCAAAGAGGTTCTCTATTGTACAAGAAGTGGTACGCAACAACTTAACAAGTTGCACAAGGTATCACACTTGATTACCAGTAGAGATACAAACCAAGAAGCAGGTGTTTACATCGTAACCTCTAAGGCATCCCTTCCCGATGGTAGGTGTACGGAATCTATTGGGGCAGTAAACATTGCAGGTCTAAAAGGTGAGATGTATGCAAACGCAATCATGAAGGCGGAAACCAAGGCAAAACGGAGGGCAACCCTTGACCTCTTAGGATTAGGTGTACTTGATGAATCAGAGGCAGAATCAATCCCTAATGCAACCACAGTGGCATTGCAGACAATGGTTGAAGCATTGCCACAAATGGAGGTTGAATCGGTTGAGGTTATTGAGGAAACCGAGGAAGAAAAAGATTTGAGCATTGGTAGACTGGCAATTGCAATAAAAAAGGCAAATAACATTATTGAACTCAAAGCAGTTTATGATACCAATAAGCACAAAATTGAAACCAACAAATTTATCAAGGACCAACTAAAAGCAAGAAAAAATGAATTACTTAACAGTAAATGAGATAAAAGTGGGGGATATTGCCCCCACTAAGTTTGGCATTGAACTTCTTGCCGATAGCATCCAAGAGCAGATAAACGATGGATTGCTTGACCCTTTGGATGTTGCCATTAAGTTTAATTGTATAGAACAACTTGCATCTTCGGTTAAAATCCGAATCAAGGATAATGTTTTAGCAGAACTTACTAAGCATCCGAAAGGCAAGGCAGAGATTCTTGGTGCATCGGTTTCCGAAATGACAACAGTTAAGTATGATTATTCAGACCTCCCAGGTTGGTCAGAACTTGAAGAACAAATCAAGGTCTTAAAGGAACAACAGAAGGAGATTGAGGACAAAGAAAGAACCTACCACAAAGGGGATTTGCCAATAAAGTCAGCATCTTCAACCTTCAAAATTCAACTCAGTAAATAAAACAAATATGCAAAAGTTAATCAGCATTTCAATTGATGTAGACAAAATCAACGCAAAAAGGTTGTACAAGGGTAAAAAAGGAAACTACCTATCGGCTACCCTATTCTTAAAAGAAGAAACCGACCAGTATGGTAACAATGGGTTTATTGTAGAATCCATAACCAAAGAGGAAAGAGAAGCAGGGCAGAAGGGTACTATCTTAGGGAATGCCAAGTTTATGGCAGGAGGTTCTGCACCTAAACAGAATGATGATTACGGAGATGTCCCATTCTAAATCTTAACCGGGTGGGGTGTAACAACCTCACCCATTTTTAAAACAAATCACAATGAAAATTACATTAGATTATCAAGAGCAAGAAATTGTCAGAAACATTGCACTTGCAAGGCATTTAAACAACATTGATAGGGGTAGTAGGTCTTATAAGATGGGAGGTGGAGATGACCTATTAATTAACCTTGAAGGCACTGGGGGAGAGTTCGCATTTTGTAAACTGAAAAATATCTATCCCGATATGAGCATTGACCATCCACTACCATTTGATTGTTATATAAATGGACATGGATTTATTGATATTAAAACCACAAAAAAACCCCACGGAATGCTTTTGGTTGGGGTTTGGAAATCAAGGTCAATACCAAGTTATTATGCATTGATGGTTGGGGAGATGCCAACTTATGAGTTCAAAGGATTCTTCCCAGGTGCAGAAGTATTTAAACCCGAGAATATTGTTAATCTTGGGCATGGTGAAACTTATGGAATAACTCAGGACCGATTAATTATGGAACTATGAAAAGATTAATTGAATGGGTATACTTCATCCTTATTGCCATTCCAGTTGCCATTGTTATTTATTCATTAGCATCTATTTCGTTGATGCTTAAAATTAAGCTAAAATGATAGACACAAATTTCAACATTGAGAACGCAGTTGCTTACCTTGTCTATGATTTATCAATTGAGGATATTGAGGAAAGAAGGCAAAAAGCGGTTACATTCAGGTCGGGTAAATGCGTTTGTAACTTTATGGGATATCCTCCAAATAAGATTGTAGACTTAAGGCAGGTTGGAAGGAAGGTAGTAAGCAGAAATGATGGAAAAACCTATGCAGTAAGAGTGAAGAAAAAAGAGGTAAATGTGCAATAAATTATTTATATTTGGGGTACATAGTCGGGAAACCTATGTGCAAGATAAACTTTTTAATGCCTTAGAAAGGTTCGGAAGTTCTGCGAAAGCAAACTTGTTTCCCCCGAATCTTTTTAAGGTATATTTTTTTTATGGCAATAATTATTGAAAGGAAAAATTATTATCCTATTTGTTTCATTATAGGAGAAGATGGTACTTTATTAAAATCAAATGCATTAGATGGTGCATTGTTTAATTATTCTGAATTACAACAATTACATGATGCAATTATTACCACATTAGATTACTATGAAAAAAGAAAATTCGTTGACGATGCTGAAATAGATGACTATAATGAAATACAACATTATTTAAGGACAAAAAATTTACAAAGCATACCAAGGCTTGAAGCATTTGCAGAATTGAATAGGCAATTTAATACTAATGTTTATTTAATGGTTGACCATAATACTGGATATTATAAAATAGGTAGGTCAAACAATGCTGCCAAAAGAGAAAAAACATTGCAATCAGAAAAGCCTACTATTGAAATGTTATATACATTCAAGGCAAGGTCTAAAGATGAAACATATTTTCATGAACTATTTAAGAAACAAAGAATAAGAGGAGAATGGTTTAATCTAAGTAAAGATGATATAGATACAATAGTATCATATTTTAAAAAATTAGATATAAATAGGCAAAGGAGGGAGCAATCATGAAATACTTCCTACATGACACAAACTCTTTCAATGATGATAAAATAACTGAATTATACATTAATTTTGGTTATGAGGGTTTAGGTTTATTTTATACTTTACTTGAAAAGTTTGCCTCACAAGAGAAACCAATTAAAACAATAGTCTTAAAAAAGCAGTTAAATATTGGAAAGAAGTTGGAAAAATGCTGGAAGTTTCTTGAAGATATTGAACTAATTCAGTCAGACAATGGTGAAAGTTTCAATGAGAGAATACTAAACTTTGCAGGAAAGTATAAGATAAAAAGTGAAAAAAATGCAGAACGTGTTGCACAATGGCGTGATAAACAAGTAGTTACAAATAATGTAACGCATTACGAACAAGAATGTAACACAGATAAAGTAAAGGAAACTAAAGTAAAAGAAAGTAAATTAGGTTTTGTACGTCCTGAATTATTTCAAGTTCAGAACTATTTTGAAGAAGTTGGTGCATTGACTGAAGCAGAAGGATTCTTTAACTACTATGAGAGCAATGGTTGGAAGGTAGGAAAGAACCCGATGAAGGACTGGCAAGCAGCATCAAGAAACTGGATTAAAAACTCTAAAAACTATAAATCAAATGTTACCACTAAATCAAACGCTGACATCTATTCAGAACGCAGGGCAGAACTCCATAAGTACACAGAGCAGATTGACCAACTCAGAGGAATTAGACCTTGAGAAGTTTAAACTATCACGGACCAGTGAACCAATTAAAAATCTAAGTAGTGGGTTGGTGATTGATGAACTTTTGAACGGAATGCAGAAACTTGGTGTTAAGGGTGATAAGATGCCAAATAATGCGGACCTTCTTATCATGTACAAGTCCATTATGGAGGAATATCCTAACATCAAAATCGGTGAGATATCTCTTGGATTTGACCTTGCTTCAAAAGGCAAACTTGATATTGATGCAGAAACTTATCAGAACTTCTCTATGCTTTACCTACATAGAATACTCAGGGCATTTGCTCGGTATGGTATGCAGAAACTTAATGAAATTAAACCAGTGACAGAAAACAATTGGCAACCAAGATTTATAACGGATGATGAAAAGATTGAAACTGCCTTTGATTGCTTCAAGAAGTTTAGGCAATGGGATAATATTGTTTTCGGGGTGGATGTGTTCAATATCCTGCACAAGAGAGGTAACATCATTGTAACTGCATCTGAAACCTATGAGAAGGTACTGACCGCTATGAATGAGAAAATGTTTGAAGGTAGCCGTCAAGATAAGATTGATGTTAAGAATAAGATGAAAGATGATGATTATATGGAACATCAATGCTATCGGATGGCGGTATCTGAATACTTTACTAAACTCATAAACAGAGGGTAATGGATTTAACCGCAGGAATGATAACAAAATTTGCTTTAATCAAGTTGGAAGTACTTGGGTGCTATGTTTGGCGAAACAACAACCTAAGTATTCCAGGCAGGAAGTTCATTGGTGAGAGAGGGGTGGCAGATATCATAGGTTTTCATAAAGCAACTGGCAAGGCGGTATATTGTGAGGTAAAGACTATTGCGGATAAATTAAGCGATTATCAGATAGTTTTTCTCAATAGAGCAAAAAATGCAGGTTGTTTGTGCTACCTTGCAACTGATAAAAATGGAATCCCTGAACTTAACGAATGGATTTAACAAAGAACGATATCATCCAAAGTCTATACACCGATAAGGATATAGACAATGCCATCAAGAAGATGCAACCATTAGAATTGCAAGATGACTTGAGGCAGGAGATGTTTATGGTACTTTGTGAGATGGATGAGGTAAAGTTTATGAATATGTACCAAAACGGATTCATAAAGTTTTACTTAGTACGGACTATGCTATCAATGATAAAGTCTGATAGGTCAACCTTCTTTAATAAGTTCCGCAGAACATTTACCGAATGGACTGAGCAACATGATGCACCTGATTCAACTGATACCATTCAGGCAGATGAGATTGCAGTAAAACTAAATAATTCACTAAAAATACTCCATTGGTACGAACTTGAAATCTTCCGTTTGTACTCCGAGAATGGGCAGAACATAATGTCCCTTTCAAGGGATACTGGAATCCCTTATCGTTCCCTTATGAAAACAATTAAGAAAACACGAACACTTCTTAAATATAAAATCAAAAACCATGTTACTTATTAAAATCGTTATTGCATCACTTTTCTCGGTCTTTTACATTATTGATATGGTAAGACTGCCTGAGCGGTTTAAAATCAATTATAAACCATTTAATTGTAATATGTGCCTTTCCGTATATATTGCCATTGCTTTGTATTTATTGCCAACAATCGTCTTAAATTGCGTTTTGGTTGCATTTGTAAGTGGAGTATCTGCACCACTGTTTCGTAATCTATTAAATAACATATTCTTTAAAAAGTAAACAATGGATTCAAAAGTTTGTCCTAAATGTCAAAGGTTAAAGGAAAGAAAGGAATTTAGCAAATCAACTGCAAGAACTGACCGAATGGCGGTTTATTGCAAGGAATGCGAAAACCTACAAAGAAGAAAAAAGAATGAGGAAAGAAAGAAAGATGCAATGTATGGCATAATTTAGTTTAACAAAACCATAAATAATGTAGTAAATCACCTTTAAAATCAAAACAAATAAACTATGGCACAACAAACAGCAGTTGAATGGTTAGTTGAACAACTACCACAAATAGATTGGGATGACCCATATTATGCAGGTCTTTTACAAGAAGCTGAAAGAATGGAGAAGGAGCAGATAAAAGATGCTTTTGATGATGGATATAAATTAGGAGATTATGAATTAACTAATGATGATATAGAAAATTACTACAACGAAACCTATAACAAACAACTATGACCCAAGAAGATGAAAAGTTCATTCAGGATAATATATACAACTTTGAATGCGTTAAGGTTGGTTTTATGAAGAACCTTCCTTTGCATATCTTGGTCGGTTATGAACAGATTTACAGAAGGTATTTAGACAGTGGGTTTATCCTTACCTCTTGGTGTTCCAATTGTGTTGCCGACATGATGAAACGATTGAGTAATTACTGGGATTCATACCAAGCAAATAAATCAGTTGAGCAACCTATCCAACAAGCACCAAAGAAAAAAGGTAGACCATTTAAAAACAAGCAATGATATCACACGAGGAATTTTTACAGACAGAACTTGAAATGGGTATCAATGGAGATAACCTTAACTTCATTAATCTTGCCAATGCAACAGTAAACCAACTATCAATATCTTATCATTCAGTACTTGACTATGGTGCAGGAATAGGTGTTTACTCAGATGCCTTTCATAGATCAGGCAAAGAAACTTACACCTTTGAACTTTGGAAACCACATCGGGAATATATAAAGATTAAGTTCCCACATTTAACCATTGTTAAACAACCAATTACAACAGACCTGCTTTGTTGGATTGAGGTTGCTGAACATATGAAGGATGAGGAAATAGATATCTTATTTGAAAAGATTAAACCAAAATACATCCTATTTTCATCTACACCACACAAGACTGAGAATGATGAAGCCTGGGGTCATATAAATATCAAGGACCATCAAGGATGGATTGATACTATGCAAAAGCATAAGTTCACATTCATTCAGAATCTATCATACCCAACTCCGTGGGCAAAACTATTCCAATGCGTATAATAGCAATCGGACAAAGAAATTCAGGGGTATCTTTCCATAGGTTATTTAACCCAATTATCTATCTTGAGAAGGACTTTGCAATGATGACGGATACCATCACTGAGGAAGAACTGGAGAAAGGATATGACATTATGTTTATCAATAGGTATGTAGCAGGAGTTGAAGTTGATGAGATTATAAGACTGCGTGAGAAGTACGGATTTAAGTTGGTAGTGGATATTGATGATTACTGGAATCTTGACCCTTGGCATATCTTGTACGGCAAATATCCGTACAAAAAAGTGATAGACCACATCAAGATAGCAGACTTGGTAATCTGCTCAAACAACGATTTGGCAACTTATGTGGATGACCTTAATCCAAATTGGATAGTAATACCTAATGCCTTACCTTACGGAGAGGACCAATTTACAGATATCAAAACGGAATCAGAAAAGGTCCGCTTTGTTTATGCAGGTTCAATAACTCACGGCAAGGATATTGCACTACTAAAGAATCCAATGAAACGGGTGTCATCAGATGTTATTACAAAGAATAACTCAAGGTTCATCCTTTGCGGTTATTCTCAAGATAAGCAAGTAGCAAACGAATGGGGCAGAATGATTAATGATTACCTTTGCGGTTTCAAGGTTGATGGTTACATCCGTGAGGCATTACCCGTTGATGAGTATATGAACTTTTACAATGAAGCTGATGTTTGCCTTGTGCCTTTGGTAGATTCCAAGTTCAACTCAATGAAATCTAATCTTAAAGTATTGGAGGCAGCAACTAAGAATGCACCAGTAATTGCATCAAATGTAAAACCTTATTCTGATTGCCCATATATAATACCAATAACACATCAGGGCGGTTGGTTTGAAAACATTAAAAAAGTTGTCAAAGATGCTATTTATAGAGAGGAGATGGGCATTGCGAATGGTGAATGGTGTAGGGAGAACTTTGACCTTAAAAAAGTAAACAAATTAAGAAGTCAAGTTTTTGAATCATATATTTAAAACATAAGTCAAATGAGAGCAGAGTTACATTTTAACCTTGATGATTACGATGATAAAATTGAGCATCTTAAATGTGTTCAAGCATCAGACTTATGTAGTGCAGTTTGGGAGTTTTTAAATAACACAAGAGAAACTTTAACAGAGAATGCAGTAAAACAGAACATTGATGTAGATGATGCAATCGTCTTGGTTTACAGAACGTTTTGGGAGATACTGGAAGAAAGGAATATTAATATAGATAAACTCGTTCAATGAAGTACAAACCTAAATGGGTAACGTGTAAGAACTGTCATAAGAAGTATACTATTACAATCATCAAGTCAAAGGCGAAAGAAAGCAAGTGCGGTCATTGTGGAACAATAAATAAATAAAATGGACAAAGTATTAATCGCAATGGCGGTGCATGATACCGATGAAAACCAAAGGACAGAATTAACCGAAAGGGTACTTAATAGTCTATACAATCAAGATATCTTTACGGACCATGATTTTTGGGTAGTAGATAATAACTCTTGTCAAGCAACAAAGGACATCCTTAAATTATGGGCAGAGGATGGGTACATTAACCTTATCACAAATGAGCAGAATATAGGTACTGCGGAGGCGGTAAACCTTGCTTGGAAGCATAGAACAATTGGTCAACATTGTATCAAGATGGATAACGATGTTACAATCAATTACCTTGACTGGGTAAAGGAAATGGCAGAAGCAATCCAAAGAGAAGCAAGAATAGGAATAGTAGGTTTAAAGCGGAAAGATTGTTGGGAAGAACCGAATCACGCTTTACCAGATTGGAGAAGTGAATTAATTATGCTTCCTCACATGGCAGGTCAAAGGTGGATGATAGTTGAAAAGTGCCATCACATTATCGGCACTTGCCAAATGTACTCATCAGCATTGTTGGATAAAATTGGGTATCTTTACCAGCCTTCTCTCTATGGTTATGATGATGTTTTGGCATCTCATCGGTCAACAGTTGCAGGGATGTGGAATGTGTTTTTACCTCATATTGAGATTGACCACATTGACCCAGGAGAAACAACCTATCAATCTTGGAAGGAGAAACATAGTAGCGAAGTAACCCAACAAGTCATAAAGATTACTCATCAATATTATCAAGGAACAAGACCAATATATTATAATCCGTACCAATGAAAATAATTGTTTCACTTGATAATCCGAATCACCCAGGGTGGTTAAAATTAGAGGAATCACTCAAACGGCACGGATGGGAATATGTAACCATTGTCAAAGAGTGGAAAGGATTTGGAACTAAGATAATCGGATTGTATGAGCATCTTGTTAATGCTTATGATGATGATTTCATCTATCTTGATGCGTATGATAATTACTGCATTGCACCTCCAGATGAGTTTAATTACAAACATAGAGGCGGTAGTGGTTTAATCATAAGTTCAGAAAAAGGATGTTACCCCGATTCAAATAATAGGGGAAAGTTCCCAACAGTACCTCACGAATGGAAGTACCTAAACTCAGGGCAGATATACGGCAGAAGGGAGGACTTTATGAAGTTGTTTGAACAGAACCCAGTGAAGTTTGAAGATGATGACCAAAGGTGGTACACCGACCGCTACCTTGAAAGGCGGTCAAGCATCAGTCTTGATTACTGCAATATCTTCCAATCCGTTGCATTTGAGGTTGAAGGTGACTTTACTTTGACCTACAACAGATTATATAATAATAAAACCCATACCTTCCCGATGTTTATACACGGCAACGGCAAAACGGATATGACTAAATTTTATCAACTATGATGGAAGCATTAGTGAAAGAATATACTGACAAGGTAAATGCTGACAAAGAACTCAAAGCATATCGGGATTGGATAGAAGCAAACGCTTTCGGGTTCGGAGAAAGATGCTTCCTTTGGATGTGGAATGAGATAGTAGGAAAGATGCCTGATGAGTTTACCTTTATGGAAATAGGAGTTTTCAGAGGGCAGATACTTGGACTTGTTAGTCTACTCGCAGAACGGCATGGTAAAAAGGTTAGGCGAATAGGAATAACGCCTCTTGACACTTCCGATGGGCATTGGGAATCTGACTATGAAGCAGACATAATAAGACTGCATGATGTGTTTAATATCAAAAATGATTACGAATTAATCCGTTTGGATTCAACCAACCCAAACGCAGTTAAGTTGGCAGGACAAAATCCTCCTGATGTACTTTACATTGATGGAGGACATACCTACGAAGTGGTTAAGTCAGACCTTACCAATTACCTTCCTATTCTCAAAGTAGGTGGCACACTGGTAATAGATGACTGCAACAATGCTATCCCGATGCCTTGGGGTTACTTTCAAGGTATTCAATCGGTATCACTTGCGGTTGATGAAGTCCTACCAAGAGAAGGAAGCACAGAATATTGGAAGCATGAGTTGAACTTGGTACATAACAGAGTATTAACTAAACTAAAATAATGAATCCTATTAAAGTTAAAATCAGCGAAGTAAAGTCTAACCCGAACAATCCAAGAATCATCAAGGATGATAAGTTCCAAAAGTTAGTCAAGTCTATTAAAGAGTTCCCTGAGATGCTAAACATCAGACCTATTGTGGTCAATGCTGATATGGTTGTACTCGGTGGCAATATGCGACTTAAGGCTTGTAAGGAAGCAGGCATTAAAGAGGTAGCAATCATTAAAGCAGATGAACTGACTGATGAACAACAGAAGCAGTTTATCATTAAAGATAATGTTGGGTTCGGTGAATGGGATTGGGAGGACCTTGCAAACAACTGGGATGCTGAACAGTTAACAGATTGGGGGTTGGATATACCCGATTTTAAACATATTGAATCAGAGGACAGAGAAGATTTATCTGATAAGATTAAATCTGAATTCAGAATAGAAGTTATCTGCAAAGATGAAACTGAGCAAGAACAGACATATAACAAACTCATTGAACAAAATTACGAATGCCGACTTTTAACATTATAAGAGAATCAAAACCAGCAAAAACCTTCAGGGTTGCATCAGTTATAGGTAAATTTGATTTATCTTCTGAGCATATAGTTGAGCAATTTACTGGGGATATTAATATACCAAATGAATGGCAAATAGGTCTGATAGTAGGCAAGTCAGGAACTGGTAAGACAACAATATCAAAAGAGTTATTCCCTGAATCTTATATTACAAATTTTGAATATAAGGAATCTTCTATACTTGATGATATGCCTAAGAATAAAAGTGTTGAAGAAATTACTTCAGCATTTAACTCAGTCGGTTTTTCAAGTCCTCCATCTTGGTTAAAACCATATTCAGCATTAAGCAATGGCCAGAAAATGCGTGTTGATTTAGCAAACGCAATGCTATCAGATAATGAAATGTTTGTTTTTGATGAGTTCACAAGTGTAGTTGATAGAAATGTGGCACAGATAGGTTCTTTTGCTATGCAGAAGGCAATAAGGAAAACAGATAAGAAGTTTATTGCAGTAACTTGTCATTTTGATGTAGAAGATTGGCTATTACCTGACTGGGTTTTTGATACAGATACTATGACCTTTCGCACTTGCGAGGGTCAAAAAAAAAATAGACCAGAAATTAAATTTGAGATATTCAGTACAAACGATAAGACAATATGGAAAATGTTTGCTAAACACCACTATTTAAGTCATACGCATCATGATGCTGCTTCTGTTTATGTAGCAGCAATTAATAATCAAATTGCAGGATTTTTAAGTGTTTTACATTTTCCTAATGCAGTACATAAAAATTTTAAAAAAGTGCATCGTTTAGTAATATTACCCGATTATCAAGGAGCAGGATTTGGAGTAAAATTTTTAACAGAAATAGCAAAAAAATATAGAGAAGATAAGTACATATTTGGTATAACAACATCTTCGCCAAGTTTAATTTATAGTTTGAAAAAAAAGTTAGAATGGGTATGTATTCACTTCGGAAAGGTAACACCGCATAAAGGTTTATCGCAACTTAAAAAAACTGCATCAACTAATAGATTAGTAGCATCATTTATGATAAAAACATCGGAATAACATCGGAATGGCAAAGCAGATAAAGCAAGAACATGGCGGTAGTTTAACCCGACCTGACAAGGGTGAAACAATGAACCCAAACGGCAGACCGAGGAAGTATGTTTCCTTACTCAAAGAGCAGGGATACAAACTGGCAGAGGTTAATGACTGCATTCAAGCAATTATGTCAATGGATATGCAGGAACTCAAAGCGGTATGGGATAACCCGAAGGCAACAGTCTTGGAGAAAACAATTGCAGGTGCATTGAGGAAGTCATTGGAGAAGGGCAGCCTTTATTCAATTGATACCTTACTTACCAGAGTATATGGCAAACCGAAGGAAACTGCACATATTACAAATGATGGAAAGATTGAGGTGGTATTTACGAAGGGTAAAACGATTCTATGATTATTGAACTACCTGAACCACATACAAATCAAATCGGTATCATTGAATCAGATGCAAGGTTCAGAGTGGTCATGTGCGGAAGGAGGTTTGGCAAGTCAGAACTAAGTCAGGTAGAAATAATTAAGAATGCTATTGTAGGGCAATCCGTTGCCTATATTACCCCTACTTATAACCTTGCAAAGACTTTCTTTGATAAACTTGCTAAAGCGGTTCCTTTTGCCTCTAATCGGTCAGATTTGACTATTGAGTTCCCGAATGGAGGTTCGGTTCAGTTTTTTACTGGGGAGAGGTTAGATAACCTGCGAGGAAGGAAGTTCCACCTGGTTGTGGTAGATGAAGCAAGTTTCATCCCTGACCTTGAAGGCGGTTGGTTAAATTCAATCAGACCTACCCTAACGGATTACAAGGGGAAGGCATTGTTCTTGTCTACCCCAAAGGGTAAAAACTACTTTTATTCTCTTTTTATGAAAGGAAACGGGGGTGAGGAAGATTGGGCATCCTTTAAGTTCAGCACCTATGATAACCCGTACATAGACAAATCTGAGGTAGATTCTGCAAGGATGCAACTACCTGAGGTGGTCTTTGAGCAGGAATATATGGCAAACCCTGCTGAGAATGCTGCCAACCCATTCGGTTCTGCATTTATAAGGCAGTGCATTTACCCGATGTCTATTAACAAAATCGCTTGTTATGGTATTGACCTTGCAAAGTCGGTGGACTTTACAGTTATCACTGGATTAGATAAGAATGGTTCTGTATGCCATTTTGAACGCTTCCAAAGGGATTGGAGGCAAACTAAGGAATATATCATCAATTTGCCTAAAGCACCAATCCTTATGGATTCTACTGGGGTAGGTGACCCTATCTTTGAGGATATGCAAAGGGAGGGGTTAGATGTTCAAGGGTATAAGTTCAGTTCTACCTCAAAGCAGATGCTAATGGAGGGTCTTGCCTCTGCCATACACCAAAGGAAGATAACCTTCCCTCCAGGTCCTATTGTGGATGAACTTGAAATATTTGAGTATCAGTACACAAGTTACGGGGTAAAGTATTCAGCACCCCAAGGATTCCATGATGACTGCGTGGTAAGTCTGTCCCTTGCTTGGCAACATCTTCAAAAGAATATGGGGAGTGGAAGGTATTCCTTTGCGTAAAGCGGATGTAAGCCTATAACTTGACAAAAGAATCGGTTTGGTAAGGGTATATACTTACGAGGAATCGGGGGGAAGTCGGGGGGAAACTACTTTTTTTAAAATACTTTGCTAAAATAGTTAGCATTTATGAAAAATAGTTATATTTGCATTGTCAATCCGAATAATAGATGCAATATGATTCGGGTTTGATTTTAGCAAACCTGCTACGATTAGACCCATACTGTTGCATCCAGTGTGGGTTCTTTTTTGCCCATACTTGATAAATGCAAGTAGTCGCCTACCTCTCAAAGTTCTGAATTCAAGGAGTTTAAATCTGTTAAATGAAAAGAAGGATGTAACTTTTTCCCTTTTCAGCCGACTAACCCGATTACCTATGTGACGGAGTAGATGGTCAGTAGTTGTTTCCTATTGGGGGTAGGGGGCAACTTCTGTCCTGACCAACTTCCCTCATAACCTTGTTCGGGAGTAGATAGATTATACACTTAACCACATTTAAACTATTTAGTAATATGACTTGGAATAATGTAACAGTATTTCAGTATCAGCAGATTAATGACATTTATGCTAATGCTAAGGACATGACCGACCTTGATTTATCGGTTAAGGTTGCATCTATTCTCAAGAACCTTACTGAGCATCAGATTGATTCTTTACCAGTTAAAGAACTTGGTCCATTGTTGGAAACTATATCTTTTGTTCATCAAGAAATCCAACCACAAGCAGTAGACTTCATTAAGGTAAATGGTAGGGTATACAAGTGTATTTACGATGTACGGAATATCCCTGCTGCGAGGTATATTGAATCTAAGCACTTCAGTTCAGATGTAATGGGTAACCTTCACAAGATATTCGCTTGTATGGTTATACCTCAAAAAAAGACTTGGTTAGGTTGGAAGGATGATAAATACGATGCGAGTAAGCATAGCGAATATGCTCAGGATATTCTTGAAGCACCAATAGTAAACGTACTTGGTTCGGTGGTTTTTTTTTATCAAGTTTACAGACTTTGGATAAAGAATTCAAAGGATTATTTGGTGCAACAGATGATGGAGGGGGGAGTGACGGAGAAGAAAGCGGTAGAGGGATGGGAGGCTTTATGCAACATTATGGATGGATTTATCAAACCAAGTTGGTTGCCGACTTTGAAGGCATCACACTTAACCAAGCATTTGACTTACCTACAATAAACTTCCTCAATGACCTTGCCTACTTGAAAGCGAAGATGGAACATGATAACGAACTGATAAAGAAACAATATGGCAAGGCTTGACACGGATATAGTTATTAATGATGCTATTATCGCATCCCAAGCAGCGAACAAGGAGGACTACCAAAAGTTAGGGCAGTTGCCATTCGTTGAAAGAACTATTATAAGGTTTGCCTCAATATTCATTAAAAGGGTTCAAGACAATCTTAAGAAGGCGAACAAGGTAGATACTGGAACCCTAAGCACGGACATTACCCAGGGGGATTTAATTAAGGAAGGTTCATCTTATTCGCTTGACATTGGTTATCCTCAAAGTTCTGATGGTGCAAAGTATTATGACTTTGTAAATAAGGGGGTTAAGGGGTTCAAGTCAGGTCAACCCAATTCACCATACTCATTTAAGTCTGCCTATCCATCTATGAATGGACCGATGGTTAATGCCATTCAAAAATGGGTGAAGCGGAATGCATTATCTCAAAGAAGGGAGGACCAAAAGTATAATCTTAGTGGACTGCAAAAGAAACGAAAATCTGTTGCTCAGTTAAATACGGGAAGGACTACTGCATATCTGATTGCAAGGAAGATAAAGCAAAGAGGATTACCCAAGACTGGGTTCTTTGACAATGCAGTAGACCAAGTCTTTAATCAGCAATTTTATGACAAGATGGGTAAGGCAGTAGGTGCTGATTTAGTAGTGTACATAAAACAAGCGAATTCGCTAATTAATCAAGAGAACAAGTAATTATGGCAATAACAGTTAACTCAATACCCGAACAATACGCATCACTTCACGATGAACTTTGGTTCGTGGTGGATTCTACCAATAAATCATCATCAAACTTCAAATATGTCTTTGATGTGTACGTTGATTCAACATTAGTGGCAAGGATTAAGCAGTTTCCTGATGTGGCAAGTACAAAAGGAATCTTTAACGCAGGGAACATTATGCGGAATTATGCTCAATCTTATTTTATACCTAACCCTACTGCAACCCTTTTTAGTGGTTCAAATGATAGCATTTATAAGGAATATACGATTAAATACGGAGAGGAATACGGAGGGGTAACGTATACTAACTTGGTAACTCAAAGTTATGTAGCCTTCAACTTTTATTATCCTGATTTTTATAATCCTACACAATCTCCAACATATTATAAGTCTTATCTAAACAAATGGTTAACCAATAGGGATTTAAGCAATGTTGAATGTGCATTTACTGATAAGTTGCATATCGGATATATGAATGCAAGTGGGGTAACTACAAATGTCTATCCATCACTTCAACTATACAATGAGAACGGAAGTACAAGCGGAAGTGCAATAACTACGGGAACAGACCCACAAAATACATTTAGTCTATTGGATATCTCACCAGGGGGTATAAATGATTGGTATGGTTCAACTGTCATCCCATCAACTGCTTATGCATACGGAATCAAGTTGCATAACGGTACTTCATTCGGTCCTGAGACAAAGGTTAAACTTGTTTGCAATCCGAACTACACACCGATTGCATTGCACTTCCTAAATCAATTAGGAGGATATGATACGATGCATTTCCGATTGGTGAATAAACAATCAAGGCAAACCGAATCTAAACAATACGAGGGCAATAAGTTTAGGTACAATAGTTCTGCGACTGCGATGCGGTCCTATGATGATTACAACCGAATCAACCCAGGTGCTACCAAGTACGTTGTTGAGCATACAACATTATACAAACTGCGAAGTAATTACTTAAATGTAACTGACTATAACTGGTTAGCGGAGTTAATACAATCACCCGAAGTATACTTTGAACAAGGTGGATTCTATTATCCGATTGTGACAATGACAAGCAATTGGGAGGAAAAGAAAAGGATTTCTGATAAGATGTTTAACCTTGAACTTGATGTACAGATAGCGAACAAAAAATATAGTCAATTCCGATGAGGACAGAGATTTACATTGATGGTTACAAACTTGATTTAACGAAGGACATATCTGCGGAGTTTACCTATGCCATTGATGAGATACAAGACTTTGCAACCCGTAACACTTCATTCAGTAAAACAATAGTACTACCTGGAAATGATAATAACAATAAACTATTCGGTAATGTATTTGAATTCGGGATATCCAATTCATATAACTCAGCAGAACCCAATGTGGGTTACAACTTTAACGCAACCAAGTCTGTACCATGTATCATCTTGGTAGATAAGATACAAATCTTTAAAGGTGTATTGCGTTTGCTTGAAATCATTATTGATGGCAAGACCATTGAATATGAGGTGGCGGTTTTTGGTGAACTTGGTGGGTTTATAACTGCTTTAGGAAATAGCAAGTTAGAGGATATTGATTTCGGTATAGCAGATACGGCATGGACTGCCTCAAACATTTCAAGCAGTTGGGATAACATTAGCGGAACTGGGGTTTACTTCCCTTTGATTGATTATGGTGGAGAATCTACCAATAAGGTTGATTTCTCTTATGATGCTTTCAGACCTGCATTATATGTGAAGCAATACCTTGAAAAGATAATAACCAATTCGGGTTACACTTGGGATTTCCCTTTGTTAAGTACTGCATTGATGAATCGGTTAATTATTCCTAACAATCAAAAGCAGTTATTTAAAAATAGTCAAACGGCATTTAAAGCATCAGTAACGGATGTAACATATACATCAGCATCAGCAGTTCAATTCACTGGTATAACACTTGGTTCATTTACGCTGAACGCAGGAAATGACTTAATAACTTTTGGCGGTGCAAGTGCAATAAGTACAAACATATCGTTAATGATATCGGGGCAGATTAATACAATTGACCCGAATAATACATTCGTAAACTTTGAGTTTATGAAGAACTCAACCTTATTAGCAGTTGAGATTATTAATGCATCTTTTACTCCATACTATTTTACAGTAAATTTATCAGTATTAAACTTAACAATTAACCCAGGGGATAACCTTGCAGTTAATGTGGTTACTTCAGGATTGCCTCCAAACTATCGTCTTTATGGAGATGATTTTAAGATAGAAACTACAAACCCTACACAAGTACAAATAAATTACGGGGATAGCATTGTCATAAACGATACAATACCCAAAGGAGTTTTTCAGAAGGATTTCTTTGCTTCCATTGTTAAAATGTTCAATCTATATGTTTATGAGGATAAGTTAATTGAGAAAAAACTTATCATTAAACCATTTATTGACTTCTATGATGGTACTAAGATAGATTGGACCGATAAGGTGGACAGAGGCAGTGTTATTAGATTAAAACCTATGAGTGAGTTCACTGCAAGGTATTATGATTATAGATACAAGCAAGACAATGACTTTTATGCTGAGAACTATCGCAAGAAGTTCAATGAAGGGTATGGTGATTTTATTTACGATAGTGAGAATGAGTTTGTTAAGGAAGTTGATGCAACAGAGTTAATTTTTGCAGGTACTACATTATTTCAAGCAACTTCAACTGATAAGATTTATTCTGCGATATATAAGAAGTCCAATGCCAATGCTGCTGAAGATAAGATGGATTCTGTTATAAGGATTCTCCAAGCAAAGAAGATAACTGGTAGAACAAGTTGGGCAATGAAGAACGGGGCAACTACTTTGGCATCTTATACTACATACGGATATGCAGGGCATCTTGATGACCCATTCAATCCGCAGGATGATATTAACTGGGGAGTACCTAAAGAAGTATATTATACACCATCTGCTTATACTACTGCAAATCTATTCAATGGGTATTGGTCTGAGTACATTGCAGAGATAACCGATAAGGATAGTAAGTTACTTACTTGCTCGGTAAAATTAAATGAGGTTGATATCTATAATCTTGATTTTAGTAAACTGATTTATATTGATGGTTCACTTTGGAGGTTGAATAAAGTCTTGGATTATAACCCGATGGACTTTAACACCACAAAGGTTGAACTTCTTAAAGTAATTGAATTAAATTATATTTAGATGGCAGAAGAAATAATTGGTGTCAAGGTACAAGTTGATGCGAGTGATGTAGGCAAGTCGGTTGGTTCACTAAAACAACAACTAAGGGAAGCACAAGCGGAAGTTACTGCTTTGTCTGATAAATTTGGTGCAACATCAAAGGAAGCAGTTAACGCAGCAAAGAAGGCAGCAGAATTAAAGGATAGAATCGGAGATGCAAAAGCGTTAACAGATGCGTTTAATCCTGATGCAAAGTTCAAAGCATTAACGGCATCACTTTCAGGTGTTGCAGGTGGGTTCGCTGCTGTCCAGGGTGCTATTGGTTTATTTGGTGCAGAGAGTAAAGAGGTAGAGCAAACACTTTTGAAGGTGCAGTCAGTAATGGCATTCTCACAAGGTATTCAAGCAATAGGCGAAAGTGTTGATTCGTTCAAGCAATTAGGTGCAGTTATACAAAGTACAACGGCATTCCAAAAGATAAACAATGCAGTTACTGCTTTGACGGGGACTGTAATGAAAACTTTGGGTTTTGCAGTAGAAACTACCTCAACATCCTTCAAGGTTCTTAAAGGTGCTATTGCTGCAACTGGTATAGGTTTACTTGTAGTTGCAGTAGGTGAATTGGTTAATGCTTTTCAGAACTATCAATCAGCAGCGGAGAAGGCAAAAAAGGCACAAGATGACCTAAACGCATCAACAAAGAAAGGGGCAGAGGTAGCACTTGAAGCAGAACTTGCAACAATAGACTTACAAAACCAATTACTTGTTGCACAAGCAAAAGCAAAAGGGGCAAGTGAGGCAGAAATTAGAAAAATAGAAGAACAATCAGGTAGATTAAGAATAGCAGCAAGAAAGAGATTTCAAAATGAAATAGCAAATATAGACCAAGAGGCTGCTACTAAGAATCAACTTGAAATAAAAAAGCAACAAATAGCATCACAAGTTGCAAACTTAAATGCTGAAGGTGCAGAGGTTGCAAGAAAGAAAGCAATAAGAGAAGCAGAAGCACAAAAAGAAAAAGAAAGAATTGCACAAGAAAGAAAGGATTTTGCAGAAGCACAAGAATTAATTCGTAGAGAAAGGGAACTTGCCACTAATCTTGCAAAAACACAAATCATTGGAGTTAGTTCAGCAGGTAAAGAAGCATTGATTGCAACACAAGTAACTGCACAAGGTGTAACTAATGCAATTGTAGTATCTGCAACAGAACAAGCAGATGCAAAGAAGAAGTTAACCGATTATGAAAAGCAACTTGAACAACAGAAATTTGATGCTCAAGTAGGTCTTGCTCAACAATCTTTGTCAATTATTGGCGGTCTTGTTGACCAAAATAGTGCAGCAGGTAAGGCAATCGCAGTAACCCAAGCAATCATCAATACTTATCAAGGTGCATCCAAAGCAATTGCCCAGGGTGGAATATTTGGACCAGTAGCAGCAGCAGCGACTATCGCAGCAGGTTTAATTAATGTTAAAAAGATTATCAGTACAAAGATACCATCTGCAAAAGGTGGTGGTGGTGTAGCGGATTCAGGTGGACAATCAATGTCTATGGCATCTGCACCAATAGGAGTACAGATACCAACAATGAACACAGTCACACAATTAAACCAATCATCTATAAACCAAATGGGTTCGGCAACTGGAAGGGCATACGTTGTAGAATCAGATATTACAAACCAACAAGAAAAAATAATAAGAATCAACCGAGCAGCAAGGCTTGGTTAAAATTTAAGCAATGGAAAAGAACATACCAATTTACAATTTAGAGATAACAAGCGACCTTGAAGATGATGTGGAGGTAGACGTAGTAAGTTTGGTTGACAGACCTGCCATAGAGCGTCAGTTCCTTTTATTTAAGGATGAGAAGTTTATCAATCCAAGTAAAGGAGAACATAAAGAAGAATTCTTACCAAGATGCATTTCTTATGTAATTAATGAAGGTAAAGAATCAGAACAAGCGGTTGCAATCTGCAATTCTATATGGGATGAACATTTTGCAAATGAGAAGATATCTTTTGATTTTGATGATACATTAAGCACTCAAAGAGGTCAGGAATTGGCATTGAGCAAAATAAAAGCAGGTGCAGTAGTTTATATCATCTCTGCAAGGAATAGCACAGATGGGATGTTTACTATTGCTGATGAATTAGGAATTCCTCATAGTAGGGTCTATGCAACGGGTTCAAATAAGGCAAAGGTTGAGAAGATTAAAGAACTGGGAATCAGTAAACATTATGATAACAACTCTGATGTTATTGCTGAACTTGGTGGAATCGGTGAGAAGTTCCAATTCAGTAAACAAAACTTTGCCATACAGAATGAGGAAGAAAGAATCATTAGCGGTCCTTTGATGTTAGCAGATACCCCAATTTACAGAAACGATGACAATGGGGAGTATTATGTGGTTTTCACCAAAGAAACGATAAAAAAGATTGCACAAAGGTTTTTTAAGAAAGGTTACCAGTCAAATGTGAATCTGATGCACGAGCAAGGAAACTTGACTGAGGGAATGACCATGTTTGAATCTTGGATCAAGGATGAGAAAAGGGGAATTAAAGCAATGAAGGGTTTTGAGGATGTACCTGATGGGTCTTGGTTTGGTTCTTTCAAAGTTGATAATGATGAGGTGTGGCAGATGGTAAAAGATGGAAAGGTTAGGGGATTTAGTGTTGAGGGGCAATTTAACTACCGAAAAACGGGGGATAAGAAGATAGAACAATTATGGGCAAACGTATTGGATGTACTTGCTCAAATCGGCTAAAAATGCCTATATGGTACATGGTAAAATAGTAACTATTTATAACTAAAGATATTTATGACAACATTGGAAGCAATTAATAAGATTAAGCAAATGTTCGCTGAAGCAGGGGAACTCCCAGTTGCATCAGTAGAACCGACACAATCCTTTGCGGAATATTCTTTGAAAAGCGGTGCTAAAGTAATGATTGATAAGTTGGAAGTAGGTGGTAAGGTTTCTCTTGTTGATGAGGCAGGAGTTGAAACCCCTGCACCTGCTGGAGAGCATGAGTTGATTGATGGTTCTGTAATCGTTCTTGATGAAAACAGTATCATCTTAGAAGTTAAAGCACCTATGGCAGAAATGCCTGAAGGTCCTGAAGATGAAGCACCTATGCCAGTTGCTGAGGACTTAATGAAGAATAAGATTGAGGAAATGCAGAAGCAACTTGATGAGATTAAGATGGCATACGATGCCAAACTTGCATCACAAGAATTGAAGTTCAGCAAGGGAATCAGCGACATCTCCGATGTTTTGGTTCAGTTGATTAATACTCCATCTGCTAACGCAACCGAGCAACCAAAAGACAAGTTTAACGTACACGTTGAAAGCAAAGATGACAAAGTAGGTCGTTTCCTTGCATTCGCAAAATCAATTAAGTAAAAATTTCTCAAACAATAAAAATTAAATAAAATGAGTTTTAGTGTAGGAACATTAGCTGCATATACAAAAGAGAATGAGCAACTGCTTGTATCTGCTTCTGTACTTGGTAGCAAAACTGCTGGTCTGATTAAAGACCAAGGTAACGTTATGGTAGGTGTTAAATCTGCCGAAACCATCAACATCATGAACACAGATGCTATCTTCCAAGATGGTTCTTCTTGTGGATTCAATGCTTCAGGTTTGACTTCCTTTACCCAAAGGACTGTAACTGTTGGTAAAATCAAAGTTAACGAAGCACTTTGTATGAAAGACCTGGAGAGCAAGTATCTCCAAAAGGCACTCCCTGCTGGTAGCCGTTATGATTCAATGGTTTACTCTGAGGAATTCTCTAACTTGAAAGCATCTAAAATTGCTTCTCAATTGGAAACTGCTCTTTGGCAAGGTAACACTGGAAGTGTTGATGTAAACTTGAACAAGTTCAATGGAATACTTTCTTTGATTACAACCGCAGGTGCATCTGTTATCAATGCAAATAGTGTTGCTTATCATGGTTCTGTTGAAACTTCAATCACAGATACTAACGTAGTTGGAATCTTTGATGATATCTACAAAGCAATCCCTGCTTCTATCGTTGATAAGGATGATGTTGCAATCTTCTGTGGTATGGATGTTTTCCGCACTTACACTGTTAAACTGAAAACTTCTAACCTTTATCACTATCAGTTTGATGGTAAAGCAAACTCTGAGTTCTACCTCCCAGGTACTAACATCAAGGTAATTGCAGTACAAGGTTTGAACGGAACTGGTGATATCGTTGCAATGAGAATCTCTAACCTTTTCATCGGAACTGATTTGCTGAATGAAGAAGAAAGGTTTGAAATTTTCTTCGCCAAAGAAGCAGACCAAGTTCGCTTTGTAGCTGAGTTTAAGATGGGCGTTAACTTCGCCTTCCCTGATGAGATTGTTAAGTTCTTCACTTAAATAACAAATGAAGCAAGGGGTGTTAATCACTCCTTGCTTTCATTATAAATTTTTATAATATGCCGTGTGCTTTAACTCAAGGATATACACTGGATTGTAAGGAATCCGTAGGTGGCATTAAAGCGGTTTGGTTTATTCCGTTTGATAATGTCACTGCAATAACAGAAGCCTCGGGTGTTGTTTCGGCAATCACCAAGAGTGCAGGTAAAGTTTTTTACAAGTACCAACTTGTTAAGCAGACATCTTCTTTGACCGAAAACATTACAGCATCAGTTGAGAATGGTACTGTTTTCTATGCCCAAGAATTGTCAATCATCCTTAACAAACTTCAAGCAAATACAAGGAATGAAATCTTGCTTCTTGCTAAGAATAATCTTCTTGCAGTTGTTCAGGATGGCAATGATAAGTATTGGTTACTTGGAAAGGTAAATGGTGCTGATTTGACTGGTGGCAATGGTGCAACTGGTACTGCCTTCGGTGATAGGAATGGTTATACATTGACCTTCACTGGCAATGAACCTGCACTTGCCCCTGAGGTATCAAGTTCAATAATTGCAGGACTTACTGCGTAAATAGGAACATAGGTTTAAAATGAGTAGGGCAACCCATAGCGGTTGCCTTTCTTTTTGGGTAAAAGTCAAGGGATTATCTATTTAGTATTAATGATACAATTGACACAAGGGGCAACTGAGTTCATATACTTAACACTAACTGAGAAGCAGACATTGACTTCTCCGAATTATTTATTCCGTTTTGTCAATAGGACCACACGGGATGAGGTTGCTTTTGTTTTATTGAATGCTTTGGATGTATCAATTTATAAGGATAGATACAACAAGTTTAGTATTAAAGTACCTAAATACTTTGGATTGGGAAACATTGGAGAGTGGTTGTATTATGTCTATGAGCAAACAAGTGCATACAATGTAGATTATACTCAAGCGACTGGATTGCTTGAAGAAGGAATAATGAAACTGTCACCATCAACTACTTTTGAGTACACTCAACATGAGGTTGACAATACATATATAACAAGATGAATGATTTAGTAATATTAAACTTTCAAGAGGCAAGGCAACCCGAATATAGAGAAAAGAGGGGTAAGGGATATATTGAGTTCGGTGAAAAGAATGACTATCCAAGTTATTTGCTTTCACTTTACAATAAATCTGCAAAGCATAATGCAATTGTAAAAGGAAAGGTCAATTACATTATCGGAAATGGTTGGAAAGCAGATGAGGCAGACCCGATTGCAGAGCAGTTCATTGCTCAACCTAACCAGTTTGAATCATTAGCAGATTTGACAAGGAAGGTTTCAATTGATATTGAAATCTTTGGAGGTGCTTATCTTGAGGTTATTTGGTCTTTAACGGGTGGCAAGTTAGTTGATGTACTTCATATTGACTATACCAAAATAAGGTCTAACACGGATAATACGCAGTTTTGGTATAAGAAAGATTGGAACGAAAGGAAGGATGAGGCAGTACCTATGATGGCATTCAACACCCAAGTCCGTCAAGGTAAGCAGATACTTTATGTAAAAGAATACAGACCAGGTCTTGATACTTATGCATTGCCTGGATATATGGGTGCATTGAACTATATTGAATCCGATATTGAAGTCAGCAGACACGTTTTGGGGAATGCTCAAACGGGATTCAGTGCATCCAAACTTATTACCCTTCCTAATGGAGAACCTTCACCCGATGAGAAAAGGAATATTGAAAGAAGATTTACGGATAGGTTTAGCGGTAGCGATGGTAAGAAGTTTATTCTTTCATTTACAACCGACCCTGCACGTAAGCCTATCATTGAGGACCTCGGTGCATCCGATATCACCAAAGAGGACTTCACAAGGGTTGATTTAATTATTCAAAACAATCTTTTCGCAGGGCATCAAATTACTTCTCCAAGTCTTTTTGGTATTGCAGAACCTGGGCAACTTGGTTCAAGAACTCAGATGAGGGACAGTTACGAAATTTTTAAGAGCACATATTGTAATGATAAACAACAATTCCTTGAAGGAGTATTTAATCAACTTGCAAGACTTAAAGGTGCTACTTCTGATATCACTATTATTCCAGTAGAACCTATTGGGTTTGAGTTAAGCGAGGCAGCACTTTTGCAAATTGCACCAAAAGAATGGTTATTGGAGAAGGCAGGTATTGATATGTCAAAATATCAGCCTAATGTAACAAATCAACCTGCATCAAATGAAGTACAAGCAGAGGTAAACGATAACTTGAAAAATCTTAGCGGTAGACAATATCAACAATTGATGAGGGTTATCAGGCAATACTCTCAGGGTAAGATTACTAAAGAGATTGCAACCACTATGCTAAAAGCAGGTCTTGGTATGAAGGATGATGAGATTAATACCATGCTCGGTATTGATGATGACCCTTCAACCGATGACTTCCAATTTTCTGCATTAGATGAGGATACAGTTATCGGAATGTTTAGCGAATGCGGTGAACCTAAAAGCAATTACAACATATTGCATTCAAAGGCGGTATTTAGTGCAAGAGAAGCATTTGCAGACGATTCTTTGATAGATAGAGCATTGGATAAGCAAATCCTTGCCTTGATAGATAAAGACCCTAAAATAAGCATTGATGACATTGCAGGGGCAGTCAAGAAAAGCAGAGATGTAGTACAAGGAAGGTTAAGTTACTTGGTTGAATCTGGTGCAATCAATTATGACCCTAAGATTGAGGAAAGAAAACTTACCAAACCATTGAGCAAATTGGTTGATGATATGGAGGTAACAACCTTTGAGGTAAGATATTCTTATGAGTGGAAACCTATTGTACCATCTTCTCAGCGAGATACTGCTGCACATCCTTCAAGGCAATTTTGCAGGAAGTTAATTGCAGAAGATAAGTTTTGGACAAGGAAAGGAATTGAGATGCTGAGTGCAAGACTTGGATATTCCGTATTTGATAGAGGCGGTGGTTGGTGGGGAGATTCACCAAGTTGCAGGCATGAGTGGAGAAGAAACGTAGTTGTAAAAAAGAAATAAGATGAGCAGAAATATACTTTTCATTTCAGTAGATACGATTAAAGATAGAACTGGACTTCATGTTAACGTTGACCCTAAATTGGTATTTCCTGACATATTATATGCTCAGGATGCCTACATTTTACCTGCACTTGGTACTGCACTTTATGAAA